TTTCAGTATGAATATGTACTTTATTGAAATTCCAAAGAAAAAAAGTGTTGACAAGTAGTTATTTTTAAGTATAACTATACACACTTGTGTGAATTATATCACACTATAAAACAGTCAGTCTTACGGATTACCTGACAAGCCTAGCCCATTAACATGTAAGTAGCGCAACTTAGATGCTAATGCACCTCTGCAAATCAGCCCCTGTATTAGTCTGGTGAGTTTACATCTGTTAAATGCTAAAGGAGGTAACGATGGCATTCACGTCTGCTGCCGGTCACGGCAACCTCCCTAATGGTAATTTTTCACCTATCATTTACTCCAAACAGGTGCAACTTGCGTTTCGTAAGTCATCTGTTGTGGAACAAGTTACAAACTCCGATTATTTCGGGGAGATTGCTAACATGGGCGATAGTGTGAAAATCATTAAGGAGCCGGAAATAACAGTCAAGGCATATGCTAGAGGTACAACTATTACACCTCAAGACCTTGACGATGAGGACTTTAGCCTTACAATCGACAAAGCTAACTACTTTGCGTTTAAGGTTGATGATATTGAGGAAGCTCATTCGCACGTTAATTTTCAATCGTTAGCGAGTGATAGAGCAGCCTATCGACTATCCGACCAGTATGACCAAGACGTTCTTGGTTATTTATGTGGGTTTAAACAGTCAGCACTACACGGTGCTGCTGATACTGCAAACACCACAGTAAATGGTTCTAAATCTGTATCAACCGCAGGTTCTGACGAACTTCTAGCTACTATGAAGCTAGATGCTTCTGACTTTACCGATGGTGCAGGTACAGCAGGTTCAGCCAGTAACTCTATTGGGCTTCAGCCCAGAGGACCGGGTGCAACCGATTTAACACCTGCTGCAGGTACAACTTTCCCATTAACAGTCATTGCTAGAATGGCTAGACTACTTGACCAACAAAATGTTGATTCACAAGGTCGATGGTTAGTTGTAGACCCAGTGTTCATGGAAGTATTGAAGGACGAGGATTCTCGCCTATTCAATCAGGACTTTGGACAATCTGGTGGAATTAGGAGTGGCGAAGTTATAGGTAATCTACATGGTTTCCGTGTATTTTCTTCTAACAACCTACCATCCATCGGAACAGGACCTGCTACTACTGGCGGTACTAACTCTTCCAACTTTGGAATTATTGTTGCAGGACACGACTCCGCAGTCGCTACTGCTGAACAAATCAACAAAACTGAAACTTACCGAGACCCAGACTCATTTGCTGATATCGTTAGAGGTATGCACCTTTACGGTAGAAAAATATTGAGACCTGAAGCTCTCGTTAACGCTCGGTACAACCTCGTATAGAAGGAGATTGAATTATGGCATTAGGTGATAATACAACCTCTGTAGAAAGAGGTAGCATGGCTAGGGGAAGACAGCCATACTTGATTCAAGCTGACCTGAACTTTGCAACAGCTGCAAGCGATAAGGGTACTGCCCTTGCTGCAAATGATGTGATTCCGGGTTTAACTATTCCTGCTAATACACTCATTATCTCTGCAGGTTTTGAAGTAACAACTGCTCACTCAGGTACTTCAACCGACACTGATTTTGACTTTGGTATTACTGGAGGGGACTTGGACAACTTTGTTGATGGTTTCGACTTTGACGGAGCTTCTGTCGGAGACTACGCTTTTAAGGCAGGACAAACTCCTGTTCTTATTGGTGGCACTTCTGACACAATCGACATTGAAATCCAAGCAATGACAGGTACAACAACAGGCGGTGTAATCCGAATGTTTGCTGTATGCATGGACGTTGATGACACAGGTGACATGACTGCTAATGAAGTAGACCGTGACACCCTTGCTTAAATAGTCTAGGTGGGGCAGGGCAACTTGCCCCACTTTATTATTAGGAATTTATAATGGCAACATTTTTAGCATTGACAAATAGTGTAATAGCAAGGTTGAATGAAGTGGCACTTACTTCCTCTAACTTTAGCAACGCACGAGGTATACAAGTACAAGCTCAAAATGCAGTCAATGAGTCGATACGATATATTAATCAAAGAGAGTTTAATTATCCATTTAATCACTCAACTAAAACAGAAACACTTGCACCGGGTTCAGTTAGATATTCTATACCCACAGATGCAAAAACAGTAGACTATAATACATTTAGAATAGTAAAAGACCAAGACTTAGCAACAGCAGGTAATGCTTTAAGTATATTACAGTATAATGAATACGTAGATAAGTTTATTGACCAAGAAGATGAAATAGTAACAACAACATTAGCAGAAGCATTGGATGCTACTGAAACAGAAATAGACCTAACAAGTTCCACAGGGTTTGACTCTGCAGGAACTATTTTTATTGAAAACGAACAGATAACATACACAGGTATTAGTACAAACACTTTAACAGGTTGCACACGAGGAGCAAACAGCACAACTGCAGCCACACACGACAATGGTACACAAGTAGCACAGTTTGACAGTGGAGGAATACCTACACATGTAGTGCGAACACTTGACAATAATTATTTACTATATCCCTTTCCCGATAAAACATATGCATTAAAATACGACTACTTTACCTTTACATCTGATTTGTCTGCACATGGTGATACACCAAGTATACCAGACAGATTTTCTCCAGTAATAGTGGATGGTGCTACAGCATTTGTATATCAGTACAGAGGGGAAACATCTCAGTATCAATTAAACTTTGCACGATTTGAGCAGGGTATAAAAAATATGCAGAGCTTGTTAGTAAATAAATATGAGTATGTTAGGTCAACAGTTCTTGTACATCCAACTGTAACGTCAAATTATTTTGCAACAGCAACGGTTAGATAATGCCTGATTTATCACAAACTGCACCCACAGCATTTAACTGCCAAGGTGGTTTGGTTCTTAACCGTTCTACATTCTTAATGCAACCCGGTGAAGCACTAGAACTACAAAACTTTGAACCTGACATTGAGGGTGGTTACAGAAGAATAAACGGTTTTAGTAAATATGTGAGTGCTATTGTACCGCAAACAAGTTCTTCAAGTGAGCCAGTATTAATGGTAGCAACCTTTGGTGACTTGGTTGTGGCAGCCAGAGGTGAAAAGATATTCAGTGCCACAGCAGGTGGCTCTAGTTGGACAGAAAGAGATACTGGCAGAACAAGTGCAGGTACATATAGTTTTGAACGCTATAACTTTGATGGTAATAATAAACTTATAGTAGTAGACGGAAATAACGCTCCTACATTTTTTAACGCATCAATGTCTGCAACAGATGTAAGCGAAAGTTCAGTAGCAGGGTCTAAGTTTGTAACGGCTTTTCAAAGCCATATGTTTTACGCAGGTAAGTCTAGCACACCACAGACATTAGTATTTAGTGTTCCATTTGATGAAGACAATTTTTCAAGTGGTAGTGGTGGGGGAAGTATAAAAGTAGATGATACTATAACAGGACTAAAAGTTTTCCGTGACAATTTATTTGTTTTTTGTGAAAATAGAATATTTAAGTTATCAGGTACATCATCAAGTAACTTTGCTATATCTGCCGTAACGAGAGACATTGGTTGTATAAACGGAGATACGATACAGGAATTTGCAGGTGACTTAATATTCTTAGGACCTGATGGCTTACGAACAGTCGCAGGTACAGCAAGAATTGGTGACGTTGAACTTGGCACTATAAGTTCTAATGTACAAAGTTTGTTTGACGAGAATTTAGCAAATGCAGGACAATTTCAAAGCGTAGTAATACCTGACAGAACACAGTATAGAATATTTTTTACTAAAACAGGAACTGCAGCAAATGCAACAAAAGGTGTAGCATGCGTTTTAAAAGGACAGTCTTTTGAGTTTTCAGAATTAAGAGGTATACGTCCTGCATCTACAGATAGCTTTGTTAAAGCAGGTAATGTCATAGTGTTACATGGAGATTTTGCTAACGGTTATGTATATAGGCAAGAACAAGGCAATACGTTTGATGGCACTGCTATATTAGCAAAGTATAGAAGCCCAGACATGACATTCGGAGATGCAGGTATAAGAAAACATATGCATCGTGTTATTGTAAACTTTGCACCAGAGTCAACTATAGATGCAGACTTATTTTTGAGATACGATTATGAGTCAAAGGATTCTCCAAGACCTTCAGCTTATGCGTTAGATTCAGGAGATATAGCAGCGGTATATGGCACTACAACATATGGTAGTTCCTCTAGTAGTTTTGGTACATATGGTGGTGCATCACAGCCACTGTTTAGACAATCGGTAGAAGGTTCAGGATTTGCTGTGGCACTAAGAGTAAATGATGGTGGAGAAACAGCACCGTACTCGTTAAAAGGATTTCAATTGGAATATCAAATAGGAGCAAGAAGATAAATGGGAGCAACATACACAAGACAGTCTTCATATTCTGACGGTGATGTTATTACGGCTGCCCACACTAATGACGAGTTCAATCAGTTATTAGCAGCTTTTGCATCAGGAACAGGACACACACACGATGGTACATCTGCTGAAGGTGGACCTATTACCAAGCTACTAGGTAACACACTTACTTTTGGTGCAGGTACAGCAGGAACAGATATAACAGTAACTTTTGACGGAGAGACATCTGACGGTGTACTCAAGTGGATGGAAGACGAGGACTACTTTGAGTTCTCTGATGATATACTTGTAGCGTCCACAGAAAAACTACAATTTCGTGACACAGCCATCTACATCAACTCTAGTGCTGACGGACAGCTAGACCTTGTAGCTGACACAGAGATACAACTTGCAGCCACAACGGTTGACCTAAATGGTAACTTAGATGTATCAGGGTCAATCACACTAGGTGGCACTGCAATAACATCTACGGCTGCAGAACTAAATATACTTGACGGTGTAACAGCTACGGCTACTGAGATTAACCTCATAGATGGTGTCACTGCTACAACAACAGAACTCAACATTGTAGACGGTAGCACATCTGCCACATCCACAACTCTTGTAGATGCAGACAGGCTCATAGTAAATGACGATGGCACTATGAAGCAGGTTGCCATGACAGACTTTGAGACATACTTTGAGTCTGTACTTGATACCTTATCTAATGTTACAACAATAGGCACACTTGACAGTGGTGCTATATCATCAGGCTTTGGTAACATAGATGTTGGCTCTAGCAATCTTACAGCCACAGGCACAGTGTCTCTAGGTGCTACATCTTTCAATGACAACAACATAACAAACGTAGGTAGCATACAGGTAGACAGTGTTGCAGGTGATGCAGACAGCAACACAAGCATAACATTTTCAGGCTCTGACGTTATCACTGTAGCAACAGGTGGCACAACTGCCTTGACTGTTGATGCAAGTCAGAACTTAACTGTTGCAGGGGACTTGACCATAACAGGTGATGACCTTGTAATGAACACAAACACATCAGGGCATTTGCTTATAGCTGATGGTACAAACTTTAATCCTACTGCTGTAGGTGACTTGAGTGAAATATCCACAGTGGCTAATGATGATGTCTTCCTAGCTGTAGACACATCAGGTGGTGGACTGAAGAAGATAACACGTAGCACAATCGTATCAGGTTTGGCTGTTGGTGGTGTAGCTCTATCAAATGTTGTAGAGGATACAACTCCACAGTTAGGTGGTGACTTAGATGTAAATGGCAACGGTCTTGTATCAACATCAAACGGTAACATTGCTCTAACACCAAACGGAACTGGTGTTGTACGAATAGATGGCTCAAATGGTATTGATATGCAATCAGGAGCTATCTCTATAAAGAACTCAGGAGCGCAGTCGTATGTAAGATTTTATTGTGAGTCTAGTAATGCACACTACGCTCAACTACAAGCTCCTGCACACTCAGACTTTTCTGGTAATACTACATTAACACTACCTGCTACAACAGATACCATTGTAGGTAGAACTACTACAGACACACTTACAAACAAGACACTAACAACTCCAGTCATAGCAGAAATAGACTCAGGCTCTACAATAACACTAGATGCCACAACAGACATCATACTAGATGCAGATGGTGGAGATGTTACACTCAAAGACGGTGGCACAACCTTTGGTAACTTTAACAACTCTAGTGGTGAGCTAGTTATTCAGTCAGGTTCTACACCGACTACTGCCATGACGTTCAGTGGTGCTAACGTAACACTCGCAGGAAACCTCACTGTATCAGGAACAACAACCACAGTAAACTCTACTACTGTAAATCTAAACGACCACAACATTGTGCTAGACAGTGGTAACAGCACATCTGCTGTAGTCAACGGTGCAGGTATAACATTAGAAGGTGGTAGTGGAGATGATGCTACATTTACCTATAACACTACAGGACCTAAGTTTGAACTAAAACTAGGGTCTAGCCATGAGAGTTTACAAGTTGACCAACTTATAGCAAACTCATTAGATATAGAAAATGATGTAGATGTTAATGGCACACTAGAAGCTGATGCTATAACTGTAGGGGGTACAGCACTTAACACAGTGATTGCAGGAGTAACAGTAGCAAATGCAACTACTGCAGCCGTAGCAACAACAGTAACCATTAGTGATAACGAAAGCACAAACGAAGACAACGCTATCATATTCACATCAGGTGGTGATGTAGACGGTGGCAACATTGGATTAGAATCAGATGGTGATTTAACCTACAATCCAAGCACAGGAAGGTTGACAGCAACACAATTATCTGGTACACTACAAACTGCAGCCCAAACAAATATTACATCACTTGGCACACTTACTGCACTCACAACAAGTGGTAAGCCTGTACACGATGCAGGTATCTCTGTAAAGAATGGCTCTACATCAGCAGGATTTGTAGAGTTCTTTGAGGACAGTGATAACGGTACTAACAAGGTAACACTCATAGGACCATCCTCTACATCAGATATAACATTAACACTACCCTCAACAGCAGGAACTATTGCAACAACTGCATCAGCAGAGGACAACAGTGTAGCATTAGCCATTGCGTTAGGATAAGGAGAAAGATATGGCAAACACATTTAAACTAACTACAAGAGATGTTGCACCTGCAAGTGCAGGAACTTTTGAGGAAATATACGATTGCCCAGATAATACAACATCTATTGTTCTTGGATTAACACTGGCAAATGTACACACTGCTCAAGTAACAGCTTCTGTTCAGTTAGTAAGCACAACAAACCAATCAGGGTCAACGCAGAACACAACTGCCCATCTTATAAAAGATGTGCCTATTCCTGTTGGCTCGACAGTAGAAATCATGCAGGGTAACAAGATTGTTCTAAATGCAGACGATAGGATTCAGGTAGACTGCTCTGTCGCAGACAAGGTGTCAGTCACACTAAGCTACATGGAGATAACCTAATATGCCTTACATTGGTAATGAACTAGCCACACAGTTTCAAGCGTTTGTAACACAGACCATCACTGGTGACGGTAGTACAGGTTACACGCTTGATAGAGCCGTAGCAAACGGCAAAGAGCTTCTCGTGTACATTAACAATGTAAAACAGGAAGAAGGCTCTGGTAAGGCTTATACAGCGTCTGGTACGACAATTACATTCTCTGATGCTGTAGCAAGTACAGACTCATGCTATGTGGTGTTCTTGGGTTCTGCTGTGCAGACTGTAAATCCTCCTGATGCAAGTGTTGGCTCAACACAACTTGCCAGTGGTGCAGTAACAAGTGCCAAGCTAGATACTAATATAGCTGTTAGTGGCACACTAGGTGTTACAGGTGCAGTTACAGCTAATGGGGGTGCAGTTTTCAACGAAGACAGTGCTGATGTAGACTTCCGTGTGGAGTCAGATGCAAACACCAACGCTCTTATTGTCGATGGTGGACATAGTACAGTAGGTATTAACACAGCAGCAGTTTCAAACAGAACTTTAAAGATTGAGGGTGAAGGAAACACAGGTGCAATATTAAGCTTAAATGAATCTACTAGAGGTGGTCTTGTAGAGTTTTCAGCAGGTAGTGGTACAGAACTATATGTTGGTTCAGAACTTGGTATTTTAGGTAGTGGTAACAATAATGAGTTGTTAATTCATACAGGAGTATCTGCTTTAAAAATTGACAGAACGGGTGCTGTCACTAAACCTGCTCAACCTGCGTTTTTGGCTTATGCTACAGCCAATACAGATTTTGCAATAAATACACTACATACGACTGCATGGGGTACAGAGGTCTATGACCAAAATAATGATTTTGCATCTAATACATTCACAGCACCAGTAACAGGAAAGTACCTATTTAGTTATAATATGTATTTTGTAGATATACCAAATGACGCTACTTATTTTGAGGTATTTCTTGTAACAAGTAATAGAACTTTTTACTCCATTATTGACCCTCAT